GTAATAGACAGAACACAGGTAGAGTCTCCAAATACTAATCCTAAGAAAATTAGAGTTAAGATGATGAACTCTGATGTGATTGCCGATAAATTGGATACAGATCATTTCTTCAAGATTACAACTGGTTCTAATGTTGAATGGTTCTATGCAGATAGTATTGATGGTAGTGCTGCATCTGATGGTACTAAGTATGCTAAGTCAAAAGTAACTAGCACAAATGCTGATGGTACTGTTAACAGGGATAAGTATTTTGGTGGTGGTGCATTAACCATCCATGATGATTTTGAATTGTATAGTGGAAACTTCAGAATGTATGGTTCTGATGGTCAGACATTATTATTCAACATCGCTGGTGATGATAATCACCCTGCTGACCCTTCAAGTCTTGATGAGAAGACAGGTACAAATGGTATCTTCTTCAATGGTCAAATGAGACTTCGTGGTGATTTAGCAATTACCGAAGAATCTTGTGAAGCAAATGGAACTTGTTCAATTGCTACTAACTTTAAGGTAGAGTCTACAACGGGTGATGTTGGAATTGGTGCTGAACCTTCAATAGCGACTCCATTATATGTTAAAGGTAGAGTTGACCAGTCAGATACTGGTTCATCATCACAACCAATATTCCATATTGATAATTTAGGTGGTGCTGGTGTTAGTGGAACTGTTGGTCCTAAAGACTTCTTGATTTATCAGGATGGTTCTATTGATGCATTTGGAATTAATCGTTACTTCACTAGAAATGGTGGACGCAGATATACATATGTTGAGCAATCAGCAACTGGTATAGGTCAGACACAGGCAAATCCATTACAACCAAATAATAATTATCTATTGAATAATCCTTCTGGAACTAACATGGTTCTTTACCTACCAACAACAGCTGAAACAGGTGATGTTATCAGATTTGTTGAGGTTGCAGGTACTGCTACTTACAATACAAGTATCGTTATTAGAGCACTCAAGGTTAATAACCTAGCAGTTGCTGTTCAGGGTGATACAACTGGTAGTAAGATTCAGGCAGGTGCTGGTCAATTGACTACTGCTTGGGACAGTGGTGAAATGATTGTTCAGACAAGAAATGCATCATTCGGATTAATTTACGTGGGTGCAACAGATGCAGCAGGAGATCCTAGTGCATCATCAATTCCAAATAACCTTCGTGGTTGGTGGTTAGCAGAGCTCTAATATGGCACAATACTACAATTCTATAAAAACAATGAAAACCGCCCGTATCGGGACAATACTCCCGTGGGGTGGTGATGGTAATGAGGGATTCACAGCATCAAATATTCCTAAAGGATGGAAGGTATGTGATGGACAAATAGCTGATGCTAATGATTATCCTTTACTATTTTCTGAAATTGGTAATACTTATGGCGGTACTGCTACAGGAGATTTCCCAAATTATACTGGTCAATTTTTCTTTCCTAAGTTAACTAATAAATGTATGATGGATTTAGAGTCGGCACATCTTGATGATGTCAAATATCAGTATGGTCAAGGAAATGTCAAAGATATTGTTGTAGATGCTGTAGGAACTAAATTCGGTGATTATATAGATGGTTATGGAACAACTTCAGTTATCAAAACTAGTTGGTCTGCTAATGCCGATATTGATTTTGGTTTATCTGATCCTGATTTAAAATTATCTGGAAAGATAACTAACATGGGAATATCAGATCCAGATTTCACTGCAACAGTAACTACTTTAAATAGAAAATTAGGTATTAACCATACTCCTGGTCACAGTCATCCAGGACAATTTGCTTCAGCTCAGTCTAGTTTTTACGGTCCACAAATTTGGAGACCAACAAGTTTAACTATTTCTGGTAGTACAACTCACCCTAATTGTTCTGTTGTTTCTTCAACCAATCATACGTGTGATTTGAATCCTTCAGTTGGACAATCACCAGACTGGAGTAATGGTAGAACACTGACAGCTTATTATGGTACTGATCAACATGAAGACACATTACCATCAATGGAAAAATTTCATAATTATGTAAATGATGCTGGTAAAGATTATTGGTCTGAAGTACCTGCACCAGACTGGCATGATGGCACTCCAACTAGAAATAGTCCACAAGCAACAAGTCAGAGTGTTGATTTTGTTAGTACTAATGCCTTTAGTAGTAATTTTAATTATGATCCAGTAAAAACTCATGCTGAACCTGCATGGAGTGGTTTATTTCCTAGACCATTTATATTTGGTAATAGAAGAAATTATTTTGGACATAGTAAAGGAACATTTAACAATCTGGTAGATAATCCAGAAGATCCTTCTGATTTCTTTTCTGTCAGTAGTATTCAAGTTGGTGTTGGTGTTACTGAGATTTTATTACCAGCAGGAACAGACATTAGAACTTCATATGGTACTGCACCAGATAATTGGTATCAATATGATAAAATTCATCCTTGGATGATGGTTGATGGAGATTGTTTTTCAAAAGGATGTTATATCTCTGAAATTACAAGAACTGGTACTGGTGACAGTGACTGGGTTTATACTATTAAATTAAGTGCAGCAACTACTAATACTACTTCTGGTCAATTTACTGCAATTTTTAGAGAGGGAACATACGCTTCTTCTTTGAGTAATTTTGGAGATAATAATCCAAATAGTTCTGCTTTTACATCACATGGTCATGGAACTTTTGACATTCAGATGGGTAGAGGATCATTAAATCCACCAGCAACATTTCCATTAAATGATATAAGTATTGGTTCTGTTTATCCAGAAAGTCTTAATGATGCTCTAAATATTATTGTTGACACTGCTCAACCAAATTTGACAATGGTTTTTCTTATCAAAGCATACTAATGGCGAAGTTATATTCAAACGAAAGAGCAAAGTATGGTAATTTAACAGGTCAGATAATTGTTTGGCCAGTAGAAATAAATCCTGATATTAACGCTTCTTCAAATAAAGAAAGTTTACCATCTGGTTACTTGAGATGTGATGGTACAATTCATAATGTAATTGATTATCCCGCACTTGCTGCTGTATGTGGTGTGGGACAGAGTGGAAAATTTGTTAGAAAAAATATTGCTGGAACAGCATTACAATCATTGACTGATAATCAGTTTGTAGTACCTGATCTTGGTTCTAAGTATCCACTACCAACTCCAGGTGCCGATGCTGGTACATATAAGAACATACGTAAAACTAATACTCTTGGTAATGAGATAAGTCGTTCTGGTGTTGGTATTGAAGCAACATCAACATTAGGAACAGTTATTGATGTAACGTATTCTGGTACATTTACTGTACCTGCTCAGGTTATTGATCTTAAAGGAAAACCATCATGGACATGGGGAACTCTTGCTGGAAAACAGACTGAACCAGAAGTTGTTGATGCTACAGCGATTGCAGGTCATATGCACTTTGGTAATGTTAGAAGAGCAAGACTTAAATCAACAAATGAAATTGATGTTTCTGCACCAGCAACAATAAAGGATCCACAAGCTGCTGGCTTAGTTTCTTATTGGAATGCTAGTACAATACCAATTCAAGATTGGATGAATAATACGGTTGCTAGTGGTACTGCTGGTAATCCACCTGCATTTCCAGGTAACAATCAACCAGCATGTAGGGCATTTGCATCTAATGAAGCAGCGAAATCTTTACAATTTAAGTTTGGTGCATTTGCAGGAACTTTTGACCCTACTGCATATAGTGGTGCTTGTTATAATGATGGTAATACACTTTCAATTTCAGATTGGAGAACTAAATGTTTATTAAATGTTGGTTGGAATAGTTATCCTTTAAATCCACCTAATTATCAAATATCACCAGGTATTCAACCTAACTATGTTTCTGGTACTGTTGTACCATTAACAGGTATATGTTTCCAAGATGCTAGTGGTAATTCAACTCAAAATAGAAATGTTTCAGCAACTTATACTGCAACTTCTCAGTCTGTACCACTTGATTGGAAAAATGCAACCTTACATGATGTAGTACCATTAAATAGTAATCTAAATACAGATAGTAGTAGAATATACGCAGATTTATTCAACGAAGTATCTGAATCAATTGATTTAGTTCAAGCAACTGATCCTACCTCTCACTTTCATAAAGTTGATTTGGATAGAGGAACTCATAGTTTTAAATTGGTTACTGATGCTATAGAATTAAGTCCAGATGATTTAAAAACTACATTAAATTTATCTGTTGATAATGCAGTATCTGTTGACAGTGTAGTTTCTCCATTTATAGTTTTAGAATATCTAATAAAGATTTGAGTTATGACGATAGCACCAAATCCTACTTATAGGAATATTAGAAAGAATTTTTATACAGATAAGGCATCTGATACCACTGAAATTGGTACTATTATTAGTACCATGAAAGCAGTTACAGATGTTCATGATAATTCACTTATACCAACAGCACCATCTTACGATTTTAGTACAGGTCAGATAACTAGGGAAACTACTGGTAATGCTCAGACAGCAATTAATCCAGAGTATCAATATCCTGGGTACATATATTGTGATGGATCAGAGTATAAGATAGAAGATTATCCAGCATTATATAAGGTAATTGGTAATGATTATGGTGGAACATCAAGACCAGGATTAGAGTTAGTTAATGGTGGTAGTGGTTATCCAACAACAGGTAATGTAACTATTACATTTACTGCACCAACAGGAAATGCTAATGATAATGAAACTATTGAAGCACAACTTTCTATAAATGCTAGTGGTGTTATTACAGCTGTAATTACAACAGCATTAGGAAAAAATTATACTAGCGATCCTACATTTACTCTACAAAATGCAGGTACTGGTAGTGGATTGCAATTAAAATTTAATTTTAATGCTAGTGGAGAACTTGAAAATATTAAACCAACGAATGTATTTAATTATCTTGGTGAACATTTAGGTACTGGTGCAAAAACTCTTGGAACATTTATGGTTCCAGATTTAAAATCAAAGAAGATTCTTGGATATGGCAATGTGTATGGCACTGGATCTCCTACTGCTGGATTATTAACTCTTGGTGCAGGAGCAGAAAATGGCGTTGCAAAGACAGGTGGTAAATGGTTATTTGATAAAACAGCACAAGGAGGATACTTCTCTCTTGGTACTATAACAACTACTGACTATAACAAAGTAACTGATGCCATAGGAACTACCATTGCTGGAACTCAGACAGTTAAGGTTACCATGCAAAATAAGAGATTGCAAGGTGTCCCTCAACATAATCATTTCGTATATCATACTATTGCTGGATCATCTGTTGTCAGTCTTGCTGGATATTCTGGTGATAGATATCTGTCAGAATATACAGATGGTAATACAAGATTGTTTCAATTTTTTCCTATCGGTGGTATTGCTTATGCACATAAACATGCTCTATTAAAGCAACCATTGTCAGGTGCAGGTGATGTAGCAACATATGATATACTAGATTTCTATCCTGGTGCAGAAGGAACTGGATCATACAAATCTAACACAGCAACATCACCTGCATTATCAAAATCAGGTGGTGCTTCTAATATTAATACAACAGCAGATACAATATCATTAACTTCTCATGGATTTAATACTGGAGATGAAGTAACCTACACTGTAGGAGATGTAATTAAAGATGTAACTATATCAGACATTAATACTGGAAACGATACAATGACTGTTACTGGTCATTCGTGGTCTACAGCTGATCAAACAACATATGGAAAAGGTGTCATAACACTTACATTAACATCTAGTAATAGTACTGTTAATACATCAAATGATCAATTGACACTCACTGCTCATGGACAGGCAACAGGTACAGCCCTGAAATATACATCAACTGGTGGTACTGCCATAACTGGAATACAAGTTGGATTTACCTATTATATGAGAGTAGTTGATGCTAATACTGTCACATTACATACTACTCCTGGAAATGCAACAGCAGGAACTCCAACTGTTGATCTTACTGCAATAGGAACAGGATTACAAACATTTACTGTTCAAGGCACAGTAGCTCCTCCTTTAATTGATAATACAAATTATTTTATAATTGTTGTAGACAGTAATACTGTTAAACTTGCATCAACTTCTACAAATGCATTGGCAGGAACTGCTATTGATATAACTGGTGTCGGAACTGGTGTTCATACACTTACATCACCAGGAACAGCTATTAGTCCATTAACTAATGCCAGTAAATATTATATTATAAAAGTAGATAATAATACTATTAAATTAGCATCATCTTTGGGTAATGCTCAGGGTGGAACTCCTATAAATCTTGGAAGTCAAGGAACTGGTTCTTTCACATTAACAAGAGCAGCAGTACAAGGGGAAGGATATTATCTGGCATCTGGTGGTGCTGGTGCAGGAACATATGAAGTTGTAACATCTACTCCAACTCCTGTATTTAAAAAATTTACTGCTACTTCTGTAGTTGGTGGTAGGCAAACTACAACAGGTGGTGTTCCTATCATTGAATATCCAGATGGATTAATAACTAAAAATACTCCTCAAACTAATACAGGTATTACTTTTCCAAGTAACTGGGCGGTGCTAGCTATGACCATCACAGGTGGTGGTGGATCTGGATCTCCAGGAAATCAGTCTGGTAATGGTGGTGCTGCAAGTAAAATTGAATTTGGTGGTGGATTACTTACTATTACTTGTAATGGTGGACAAGCAGGTGGATTAAATACAGCAAGAACTGATGGTGGACAAGGAGGAACAGTAACCAAAACTGGTACTAAAGTTGGTGATCTTCAAGTAATTACTGAATCACAGGGTGCGTCTGGTACAAATGGAAATGCAGGAACCTATTGGAAGAAAGGATATCCAACCACTCCTGGTGTAGCAGGAGATGGTGGAGATAATGCT